AACCCTACGACAAGAAAACGAAAAGGTTGTAATAATGAGTACGGATAAGGATTTCCTTCAATTGGTAAATAAAGATGTGAGTGTATATTCTCCATCTAAAAAGAAAGTTTACAATATTCCAGAAGTAGTAGAGGAATTTGGTATTCATCCACATAATTTTATAAATTTCAGAATGATTGACGGAGACAAATCCGACAATGTTGAAGGTATAAGTGGATTGGGTGTCAAATCAATTATGAAAGCATTTCCAATGTTATCGGAACACCAATTGGTTGATACTACCGATATGGTTAATTATGTAAACACACTAACAAAAAAATCAAAAGCACACGAATTATTCTTAAATAATTTGGAAATTTGCGAAAGAAATCGTAAATTGATGCAGTTAGCAGAACCAACATTTAGTGGCAATCTCCGTATGAAAATTATGGATAGATACAACGAACCGACTACTAAATTTGACAAACAAACTTTCTTAAAGTATGGTTTGAAAAATAGAGTATTAGAAGGTTTCCCAAATGTGTTGGACTGGTTACAATCAACATTTTCACATATAGCAAAATTTTAAAAACAAAAAGTTATGACAAAAACAGCAGACAAATTAGCAAAACCATTAGGAGACAGAGTTCTTTTAACGGAATTAGACCCAAAAGAAGAATCAAAAACTGCCGGTGGAATCATTATCCCAGATAGTGCAAAATCGGAAGATGTAAAGAGAGCAAGAGTAGAAGCCGTAGGTGACGGAATCTATACACAATCAGGAGTAGCAATTCCAATGAGTGTAAAAGTAGGTGATGAAGTAATCCTTCCACCATATCATCAAGGAGTAGAAATTAAAGTAGGTGGTAACAAATACATCTTACTTAGAGAATCGGAATTATTAATGGTTATTAGATAACATAAAAACATGGAGGTCAACAATGAAGTGTCTTAAAAGTAGTAAAACAGGAAACATTATTAGAGTAAGTGATAGAGAAGCTTACAACGCAACGAGTGAATGGAAGTTTATTCCTAAATCAGAGTGGAAAGCAGAAAGAAGACCTGCTAAAAAAGAAGTAGAAGTTGTTGTAGAAGTACAAGAACAAACAATCGCAGAAAAGCAATTAAACAAAAAGAAAAAAGATAAGTAATGCAAGAAGTAGATACACTAGTCAAATATGGCCAGAGTTATCAATCTAAAGTTGTAGCTGCACTTATCACGGATGTAAAATTTTTAGAACAAGTTGGTGAAATTACTAAACCTGCATTTTTTGAATCTCAAGCAAACCAATGGATTATAGGTGAAGTCCAACATTACTTTGATGAGTATAGAACAGTTCCGACAATGGAAGTGTTTAAGATTAAAGTTGGTGCAATAGAGGATAAGGGATTGAAGTTAACTGTAGTAGAACAATTGAAGAATGTCTACCTACAAGTTGGTGCAGAGGATATGCCTTATGTAAAAAAAGAGTATCTAACATTTTGTAAAAACCAAAAAGTTAAAGAAGCCTTATTCAAATCAGTAGACTTACTCAAAAACGGACAATACGAACAAATTATAGATACAATGATGAAGGCATCCAAAGTGGGTGTTGAATCTGATTTAGGTTTGGATTTTATTGAAGATTTTGAAAGTATATTAGAGAACGTTAAAAGAGATTCGTGTCCTACGGGTTGGTCAGTAATTGATGAACTTATGGATGGTGGTTTAGGTCCTGGCGAATTAGGTGTAGTAATGGCTCCATCGGGCATAGGTAAAAGTTGGTTCTTATCTAAAATAGCATGTTCTGCTTTGGAAAAAGGTATTGATGTATTACATTATACTTTGGAATTATCAGAAAGTTATGTAGGTCAAAGATATATCACAATCTTAACAGGTATTCCAACAACCGACCAGAAAGATAGAAAGGATGAGATTATCAGAAAGGTAAAGCAAGTTCCAGGTAGAGTTCGTATTAAGTATTATCCACCACAATTTGCATCTGCTAAAACAATTGCAGCTCACATTGAAAAGATAAAACAAACCGGATTCAAACCAAAACTTATCATTATTGACTACGCAGATTTATTAAAGAGTGGAAATGGTAACAGGGATGGTCTTTATGCTGAATTAGGTGGGATATATGAGGAGTTAAGAGGTTTGAGTGGTGAAACACTTATCCCGATTTGGACAGCAACACAGACCAATAGAGCAGCAATAGACCACGAAGTTATTGGAGCAGATTCGGTAGGTGATTCTTATAAGAAAGTTCAAACTGCAGATTTCATTATGTCAGTTAGTAGAAAAACAAAAGATAAGTTATCAAACACAGGTCGTATTCACATTGTCAAAAATAGATTTGGTCCTGATGGTTTAACATTCCCTGCAAAAATTGACACTTTCACAGGTACAATGGATGTGTTTGCAGCAACATCGGTGGATGGTATGGCATCAACTAGAGATAGTAAAAGTGGTGAAGGATTAGAGAAAAAACTCCTACATAAGAAGTATGTGGAGAATATGGGATAAGTATTAAAAAATTAAAAAAAGTGTGAATAAATATTTTCGAAAAAACCTAAAATTAACTAAAGAAAATGGGGTATAACATTAGTCTATTCCATATATATCTTTACATTTCCCACTTTTTAGGGAAAAATATTTACTAACTAAAATTAAAAATTTACAAACAAAATGGACATTTCAAACAAAATCCTTTCAGAAATTACGGTTTATATGAAGTACGCAAAGTACAGACCCGAATTACAAAGGAGAGAGACGTGGGAGGAATTGGTTACAAGAAATATGGAAATGCATATTAAAAAGTATCCACAATTAGAACAAGAGATTAGAGATAACTACAAATTCGTATATGATAAGAAGTGTTTACCATCTATGCGTTCAATGCAGTTCGCAGGTAAACCAATTGAAATAAGTCCAAATAGAATTTACAATTGTGCATTTGCACCGATTGACGATTGGAGAGTATTTTCAGAAATTATGTTTTTACTATTAGGTGGAACGGGTGTAGGTTATTCGGTTCAACAACATCATGTAGAGGCATTACCTGAAATTAGAAAACCAAATGCAGACAAAACTCGTAGATTTCTTATTGGAGATAGTATTGAAGGATGGGCAGATAGTATTTCAGTATTGGTTAAAGCGTATTTCTTTGGTGGAAGTAAACCTCAATTTGACTTTAGAGATATTAGAGCAAAAGGAGCAAGATTAATTACATCAGGTGGTAAAGCACCAGGACCTCAACCACTAAAAGAGTGTCTTATCAAATTAGAAGGTATATTAGATGCAAAAAAAGATGGTAGTAAATTAACTCCATTAGAAGTGCATGATATGGTTTGTCATATTGCAGATGCAGTATTGGCAGGTGGTATCCGTAGAGCAGCATTGATTTCTTTATTTAGTGCAAGTGACGAACAAATGATTAGTTGTAAGTCTGGTGCATGGTGGGAAACAAATCCACAAAGAGGTAGAGCAAATAACTCAGCAGTTTTAATGAGACATAAGATTACAAAAGAATATTTTTTAGAACTTTGGAAAAGAATTGAAGCAAGTGGAGCAGGTGAGCCTGGTATCTACTTATCAAACGACAAAGATTGGGGAACTAATCCATGTTGTGAGATTGCATTAAGACCATTCCAATTTTGTAATTTATGTGAGGTGAATGTGAGTGATGTAGTAGACCAAGACGATTTGAATGCAAGAGTAAAAGCAGCATCATTCATTGGAACATTACAAGCGGGTTATACCGATTTTCATTACCTTCGTCCAATCTGGCAAAGAACAACTGAAAAGGACGCACTTATTGGTGTATCTATGACAGGTATCGGAAGTGGTGCAGTTTTGAAAATGGATATGAAAGAAGCAGCAAAAGTTGTAAAGATAGAAAACAAAAGATTAGCAGAAGTAATGGGTATCAATCCATCTGCAAGAACTACAACAGTTAAGCCTGCAGGAACAACATCATTGACATTAGGAACAAGTAGTGGTATTCATGCTTGGCATAATGACTACTATATTCGTAGAGTAAGAGTAGGTAAGAACGAAGCAATTTATTCTCACTTATTAGTAAACCATCCGGAATTAGTAGAAGATGAATATTTTAGACCACATGATACGGCAGTAATTGGTATTCCACAAAAAGCACCATCGGATGCAATTTTTAGAACTGAGTCTCCAATTCAATTATTAGAGAGAGTTAAGAAAGTACATAGTGAATGGATTAAGCCAGGACATAGAACAGGAAATAATTCACACAATGTATCCGCAACTATTTCAATTAGAGAACATGAGTGGGACGCAGTAGGACAATGGATGTGGGAGAATAAAGAATATTACAATGGACTTTCAGTATTACCTTACGATGGTGGAACTTACATTCAAGCACCATTTGAAGATTGTACAAAGGAAAGATACGAAGAATTAATGAAAACACTTACAGAAGTAGACTTAAGCAAAGTTATTGAAATCGAAGATAATACAGATTTATCAGGTGAGGTAGCTTGTGCAGGAGGTGCTTGTGAAGTTAAATAAAGATGATAAAGAATTATATTATTTGGAAAATGGTAAAGTGGTGTTCACTCCTAAGTATCATCTCAAACGAGGTGATTGCTGTGGGAGTGGGTGCCGCCATTGTCCATATATTCCAGTTGGTATAAAAGGAAATAAAAATACAAAACAAAAACAAAATGGTAACAGTTAAAAAATTCTCAGCAGTATGGTGTGGCCCTTGTAGAGCATTAACCCCAGTAATGAATGAAATCAAAGGTAATTATTCAAATGTAAAGTTTGAAGAATATGATATTGATGAATATAGTGATATAACAGAAGAATACGGAGTTCGTTCAGTTCCAACAGTTATAATCGTAAAAGATGGTATTGAATTACAAAGATTTACAGGACTTTCATCTAAAATGGCATATGTCAACGCAATCAATGAGGCAATAAAATAGAAATGAATATTATTGAAATAGGTGCAAACGATGGAACTGATACATTAAAATTTGCAAAAAATGGAAAAGTTTGGGCATTTGAACCAAACCCATATTATGTATCTATTTTAAATGAAAAATTCAAAAATAATAAAAATATTTCTATAATAGAAAAAGCAGTTAGTGATTTTGATGGAACTGCCGTCTTTAATATAGATAAAATTGGTTACTCATCATCTTTAAATAAATTAAGTAATTTTACTATAAAGAATAATTTAATTAAATATGAATCGAACATGATTGTTAATGTTACTAGAATGGATACTTTTTTAATTGAAAATAATATAGAAGTTATAGATTATTTCCATTGTGATGCACAAGGAAGTGATTTAACAATTTTGAAATCTTTTGGAAATATGTTATCAGTTATAAGAGGTGGAGTAATCGAAGTATCATTTAATGATGAACTATATGATGGTGTTGTAAATCATTTAAAAGATGCTATAAATTTTTTAAAAGAAAATAAATTTACTATTGATAATTTACCAGAAATATTAAAAAATATAAAAAGATATGATGGAAATTTAAAATTCCATAAAAATGTTGGATTTATATAAAATAGATTTGTTAATATGAAAAAAATGAGTTATATTAGACATATGAAATTAGTAGGTGAATTACACCCCATGCATAAACTGACTGAAGAACAGATATTGCAAATTAGGGAATTATACAAAATAGGTCATAGAAATATTAATGTAATAGCTAGGAACTATAAAGTTTCACCTGCAAACATTAAAAAAATAGTTACAAACGAAACGTGGAAACACATGGTTAAGTGGCCATATGAAAGTACAAGATAAACAATATTGTGATACTTCCAAGTTTAGTGTAAGGTTAATAGAAAAGTCGGTTGCAAAGAATATAATAGTAAAACATCATTATTCAAAACAATGGACAAAAGTTAGTTACGCATTAGGTTTGTTCTACGAAAACGACACCGAACATAAATTCTTTGGTGGAGTAAATCACGAACTAATTGGTGTGATTTGTTATGGTGACCCAATTGGTAGACATTGTGGAGCATCTATAAGTGAGACATTAGATAGAACGGAAGTAATGGAGTTGGTAAGACTTTTTGTATTTGACGGATATGGTTGTAACATTGAAAGTTGGTTTGTCGGAAAATCTTTTGAATGGTTAAAAGAAAACGCAAAACAAATAAGAGCATTGATATCATACTCCGACCCTGTACAAGGACACAAAGGACAAATATATCAGGCAACAAATTGGTTATATCAAGGAACAAGTATTAGACCTAACGACACATGGTCTTTTCGTTTTGAAGAAGGTGGTAAATGGATACATGGTAGAACTATGGCACCTTATTGGGGAACAACCTCACCTTTCAAATTACAAGAACTTATTGATAAACCATTTTGGGTAAAGAGAGAACCAAAGAAACATAGGTACATCTACATTTTGGGTAAAGATAAAAAAGATAAAAAGGAATTGTTGAAAAATATAAAACATCCCCTATATTCATATCCAAAAACATTAGAGGAATATACCGAAGAAATATTAAAATTAGAACCAATTGAAAGAGTTAAATAAGTTATATTGTGATACAAGTAGAGTATCAATTAGAGAAATAAGTTCTGCAGTAGCAAAAGAGATTATAGTTAAGAAACACTATACACACGCATGGACGGCTTGTAGATATTCATTAGGAATATTTTACAAAACTGATGAGTCAAATGCATTGGGTGATAGTGATAAACTAATTGGATGTTTAGTGTATGGATTCCCAGTAGGTGCAAGAGCTGCAAACTCAGTTTCCGATTCAATTACAAAAGATAACATTTTAGAATTGACAAGATTGTATTGTGATGATGGATATGGTTCAAATATTGAGTCATTTGCATTAGGACAATCGTTTAAGTGGTTCAAAGAGAACGATAAAGCAATCAAAGTTTTAATATCATACGCAGATAACGGACAAGAACATTTAGGAGGAATTTATCAGGCAACCAATTGGATTTATCAAGGAATGAATACTGATATTGCATTGATGCCAAATTACGGAATATCACTTTCAAAAGACCCCTACAAATGGATACATAGTAGAACTGTATTTTCAATGTGGGGTAGTGGCAATTTAGAACATCTTAGGAGAGAAATAGGTAAGCAAGGATATAAACAATTTTGGAGAAGGGAAGAACCACCAAAACATAGATACATACAGGTATTGGGTGCAGATAAAAAAGAAAAAAGAGAATTACTTAAAACTCTTAAACACGACCCTAAAAATTATCCAAAAGATACAAGAGAATTTAATAAGGATATAGAAATTCATACTACAATTGCACCTGAAACAGAACTTGCAAGTAAGTTTTGGTAATTTGGATAATTTTTAGTATATTACATATATGAACAAATTTTGGGAAACAGGGAAAGATACAACGACATTTGACTTTGAAGGTAATAAAAAAGAATTAGTATCTAATTTAGATTATATATCCGAAATGTCGGTTGAAGAACAAACACTTTATAAAAAGTGGATAGAGTGGAATCAGGATTTGCATACCAGTATGATGAAATTGCCTATAATACAATCTTATTATGATTTATTATGGACACCAACTGATTTGACAAATTATGATTTAACGATTAAAGAAATACAATCTTTAGAACCATATGTTGAGATAGTAGAAGACCCGAAAGAGTCTGGCAAATGGTCTGATATTCGTAAGTTAATTCACACAATGGACTTTACTGCAAATCCAGGTCGTAATGTTAAAATATATGTTAAAGATAAACTGACTGGAAAGATATTAGGACTAATAAGTTTAGGTAGTGATATTACAAGTCTAGGTGTTAGAGATGAATTTATAGGATGGACAAAAGATGATAAATTTGTAAATGGTAAATTAAATAATACCACCATTGCAACTACAATAGTTTCGGTTCAACCATTTGGATATAATATGTTAGGTGGTAAGTTAATTGCAACTATGACCACTTCTCCTGTTATTAGAGATTATTGGTATAAGAAGTATAATAATATATTAGTAGGGGTAGGAACGACTGCATTGTATGGTGCATCGTCAATGTACAATGGTATTCCACATTTTAAAACATTGGGTGAATCAAAAGGAATGATTAGTATTAAACCAGATGATAAGTATTACGATGTTTGGCATCAATACATTAAGGTAAAATATCCAGAGAAATACGAAAAGGCAATCAACTCAACAGGACCAAAACAAAATGTCCTTAATATGATTTTTAGAGAGTTGGATATTAAAACCACACACTATAATCATGGATTTAAAAGAGGTGTATATTTTGCACAAATGTATGAAAATGGTAATGCATTTTTATGTAGTAAAATAGATGAGACGGGATTAAAGTTGAACAATAGATTTACAAAAGGTGATGAATATAGTATCCAATGGTGGAAAGATAAAGCTGTAAAACGATATACCACATTGTATAATGATAATAGAATTAAACCTGAAATATTATTTTATTCAGATGTGATTGGAATGACGTGGGAACAATGTAAAGAAAAATATTTAAAAGAAGTGGGGAGATAATTATGTATCAGAATATATTCTATGAGAGAACAAAAAACTTAATACATCTTTGGGATGATAAGAATGGATATCAAACAATGCCATATAGAAAGTATGCATATAAAAAAGACCCGTACGGACAATATCGTTCAATGTATGGTGACAAACTAACCCGTATTTCAAAATGGGATAAGGATGAAAGTGATGACCTATTTGAAAGTGATGTTCCAGAAACGACAAGGGTATTAGTAGACATATACGATAATGATATTCCATCAACAGGTCATAGAGTATTGACTTTTGACATTGAGGTTGAAATGATATCAGGACTCCCAAACACAAAAGAAGCACAAAACGAAATTACTGCAATTGCTGCACATGATGGTGCAACCAAATTATATGATGTATTTGTATTAGACAAAGATAAAATAGTAAAAAATAATGCCAAAAACTTTAACAAAGATGGGAGAGAAGTTACTCTACACATTTTCGATAACGAGAAAAATCTCTTACTTGCTTTCCTTAATTATTACCAGGAAGTTGACCCGACTATTCTTACAGGGTGGAATATAGATTTCTTTGATATTCCGTATTTGTATAACAGACTTAAAAATGTGTGTGGTGAGAGTCATGCAAAAAGATTGTCCAGAATAGGGCAGGCATATTGGTCACCATATAGAGAGAAGTTTAGTTTTGGTGGAGTATCCGTTTTGGATTATATCAAATTATACAAAAACTACAACTATGGTTTGGAAAGTTCATACACACTTAATCACATTGCAACAAAAGAATTGGGTAGAGGTAAGGTTGAATATGAAGGAAGTTTGGATGATTTATTCGTAAACGATTTAGAAAAGTTTATTGAATATAACATTGTCGATGTGGACTTAGTAGTAGCAATGGATGAGAAGTTAAAATTTATTGATTTATGTAGGGCGATATGTCACGCGGGATTTGTTCCATATGAGGATTACATTTATTCTTCAAAATTCTTAGAGGGAGCATGTTTGGCATACCTTAAAACTAAAAATATGGTTGCAACAAATAAACCAAAGGATAGAAATGAGAGAATGCAGGCATTGAGAGATAATAATGAGGAAAAGTTTATTGGTGCATATGTAAAAGAACCCATCGTTGGAAAATACGATTGGATTTATGATTTGGATTTGACATCACTATACCCATCAATCATTATGACCTTAAATATCTCACCTGAGACAAAGATTGGTAAAATTGAAAATTGGGATGCAGAGAAGTATATTAAAGGCGGAGAAACCGATTATAGATTGGTTGGAAAAGATGGTGAAACATATGATTATACCAAACAAGAATTAGAAGAAGTTATTAAAGATAGTAATTTAGGTGTTGCATCAAATGGTGTATTATATTCACAAGACACTCCTGGTTTGATTGCAGACATTTTGGACACATGGTTTAAACAAAGAGTTGAATTCCGTAAATTAGAAAAGAAATATGGAGAGGCCGGTGATACTGAAAAATATGAATTCTATGGTAAAAGACAATTGGTTCAAAAAATCTTATTGAACTCAATGTATGGTGTATTAGGCCTACCAGCATTCCGTTTCTATGATGTGGATAACGCAGAAGCAGTAACCCTAACAGGACAAATCGTAATTAAAAAGACGGCTGAAATGGCAAATAGAAAATATTGGAAAGAATTAGGAACAACCGATGACTACAATGTTTATATTGATACGGATTCAATTTATATGATGGCAGAACCTTTGGTAAAACATAGATACCCAGACTATAAGACATTTGACGAAAAAAGAATGGCAGTTGAGGTAGACAATATTGCAACCGAAACACAAACATTCTTAAACTCATTTTACGACTTATTGGCAGAGAGATTTTTCTTTATTCCAAAAGACAAACATAGATTTGAGATTAAAAAAGAATTCATCAGTAAAGCTGGATTTTGGGTAGCAAAGAAAAGATATGCACAATGGATGATTTTGAAAAACGGAATACCTTGTGACAAATTAGATGTTAAAGGATTGGATGTAGTTAGAAGTTCATTCCCCAAAGCATTCCAAAAGTTTATGTCTACAATGTTGAAAGATATTCTAATGGGTAAAGACCATGATTATATTGATGATACATTATTAGCCTTTAAGAAAAGTTTACCAACACTTCCTGTTAATACAATTGCAAAAGGTGGAGCAATCAAAGAGTTGAGTAAATATGATGATGGTAGTTGGAAAACAGGTTCATCAATTGCAAACTTTGAAAAAGGAACACCTGCTCACGTTAAAGCTGGAATAGGATATAATCGATTATTGAAATTCTTTAACGCACCTTTCAAAAATGAACCAATTAGAGATGGTGATAAAGTAAAATGGGTATATCTTAAAAATAACCCACTAGGTTTAGAAACTCTGGCATTCAAAGATTATAATGACCCAAAAGAAATTATGGACTTTGTAGAACAATACATCGACAGAGATAAGATATTTGAGGCAGAATTAGAAAATAAATTAGATGACTTTTATAACGCATTGAAGTGGGATAAAGTCACCGCAGATACAAAAACAGCAAAGAAATTCTTCGCATTTTAATATGGATATTTTAAATTATTGGAAACCAGAAACATTTGACATAGCTAGTTTCAAATGGCATTTAAAGGAACGTGTAAATAAAGAAATATTAGGAAATGGTTCTGATATAGGAAGTTGTTATTACACTTTTAATGAATTGGGATTTAGAGGAGACTCACCAAAAAAGAAAGGAACTAGAGTAATGTCTGTTGGTTGTTCACACACCGAAGGAATTGGTGTACACAATCATCAAACTTGGTCACATTATTTGACTAGAAGTATGAAATCTGCCGTTGATTTGAATTTAGGAATAAATGGTAGAAGTAATGATTATATAACTAGAGCAGTATTAACTTGGGTTGATTATTTAAATCCTGATATAATATTTGTAATGTATACATATCCACACAAACGTGAATATTATAGAGAAGATTCAAAAATAGAACCATATCATCCAAAACCTTGGGGATATTTTAATGATGATTTAGAGGGCCGACTTAGGTGGTCTAATATGTTAAATGCATCTACAATTGAGGAGGATTATATAAATTGGTATAAAAATCATTTATTGATTACAAATTATTTGAAAGTAAAGGAAATACCATTTATTTGGAATGGCACATTTTTACAAACTGATTATGTTGATGAAAATAGATTTGATGGTGATTATCCATATTTTGAAGAAAAAAATCAATATGCAACCGCACAACAAAATGAAATATATTCCAAAAAACTTTTAAATCATATTAAAAAAAATTTTGAAATTTAAAAAATTAATCGTATATTAGTAAAACAAACATAAAACATGAACAAAAACAATTTATTAAAATTCATTCAAAAGTATTCACTAGGTGGACTTATTGAATCAGTAGCGTGGAACGCAGAAGGAACGAAATTATCAGTTAGATTTATTTCAGATGACAAAACATTATTAGGTGAGGTTGAGTACAACGCTTACACATCAACGCCAATCAATGTAGGTATTTACACAACATCATTATTAAAAAATATGATTGGTGTATTGGATAACGATTTAACATTGAAAGTTGATAAATCAGGTGATAAATCAGTATCATTAAAATTCGTATCAGACGAAACTGAAACATCTTATCAATTAGCAGACTTGGGAGTTATTCCACCTGTACCAGATTTGAAAACATTACCTAATTTTGGTATTTCAATTGATATGGCATCTAATATGATTGATAAGTTTATCAAAGCAAAAGGTGCATTAACTGACATAGATACTTTTACAATCTTTACCGAAGGTAGTGATTTAAAAATGGCAATTGGTTATTCTGCAATCTCAACAAATAGAGTTACATTTACTGTACAAAAAGATTATGCAGAAACAGTAAAACCTATTTCCTTCTCAGCAAAGTATTTGAAAGAAATCTTAACAGCAAATAAAGAAGCAACATCAGCAAAATTAAAAGTTTCAACGGATGGTTTATCAAATGTTGAATTCCAAATCGATGACTTTATTTGTAAGTATTATTTAGTAGAAATCTCAAATTAATAAAATGAAAGAACAATTAGAATTATTCCCACAAGAGGAATTACAACAAGACGCGGGTAGTATTAATGTACCCGAAGCACAACCAATTAAAGACGCAGAGTGGTGTTTTCAATTTTTTAACAATGAACCAATTGTATTTGCATGGTCAAATGAAGGTGAAGAACCTGCTCCATTGGTTTTGCAATTACAACCTGTGGAAAGTGAGGGGTTAAATTTCCAACAAAATGGAATGACTTTTAGAGTATTCCCAAGAGAAATTAGTGAAGAAACAAAATTAGAAAGAAAAAAACAGAATGAAAGTCAAAATAAAGAAGCTTAGTCCGGAAGCAGTTATACCCACTTACGCAAAAGAAGGTGATGCCGGTATGGATTTGGTTATCACCGACATTAAGGGAGAAACGGAGTGGGATATCAGTTATGGATATGGTATCTCAATGGAAATTCCTAAAGGTTTTATGGGACTTGTTTTTCCTCGTTCATCAATAAGAAAATACGATTTGGCATTAACAAATTGTGTAGGTGTAATTGATAGTGGATATAGAGGAGAAATTCAAGCAACATTTAAGAAAACAGGTGGAGCAGTATACAAAATAGGAGATAGAGGTGCACAGATTATTATCATGCCACATCCAATTGTTGATTTCGTAGAAGTAGAAGAATTAACAAACACTGAAAGAGGTGAAGGCGGATTCGGTTCAACTGGAAAATAATATGAAGAAAATATATTTTGATGGTTGTTCGTATACATTTGGCCAAAGTTTAGAACTATATTGTAATCCATTGGGCATATTTGAACATAATAGAATGAGTAAATATGAATTTACAAATGAAGATATCTTATTTTTAAAAAAAAATAGATATAGTGCTATTGTTTCCAAATATTTTGAATTATTAGAAACAAATAATTCCAAAAATGGCAAATCCAATGGCCGTATTTTATTTGATTTAAATCAAAATGATATAAATAATTACGAATATGTTATTATTCAGTTAACACATTTTGGTAGATATTTTACAAAAAAAATGCACGAGTGGCAAAGTCATAAGGAAACTATTGATTTTATGTTAAATAATAATTTTTTAACTCAAGATGAAATAGATTACACCATAGAAAATATTGAAAAAATACAATTAAATTATTTTTTAGAATTGGAAAACATTTTTAAAGATTTTCCAAATAAACTTAAAATTATATTTCATAGTAATGAATGGGAAAACATCTTATCAAACGAACAAATTGAAAAATATGGAATATCAATTGATGGTGAATATATGATTAGAAGATGGGCAGAAAAAAATAATATGTTTATAAATCAACAACCACAATTTAAAGACACCAAATTTGCATCACATGATACTCATTTGTGTATAGAAGGACATAAAATATTAGCAGAATCAATAATAAAACAATTATGAGTTTTTTCGCAAACGATATAAACAAAAGAGAACATAGTTTGTGGGTGGAGAAATACCGTCCACAAACTCTTGCTGACTATGTTGGTAATGAAACCATCAAAGAAACAATTCAGCAGTATTTAGATGCAAACGACATACCACATTTATTGTTGTATGGAAAAGCAGGTACGGGTAAGACCACACTTGCTAAACTAATCGTAAACACAATCAAATGTGACTTTATGATTATCAACGCATCGGATGAAAACAATGTGGATACTGTTAGAACAAAAGTTAAGAACTTCGCATCATCGGTTGGGTTTGCAGGTTTCAAAGTAATCATCTTAGATGAGTTTGATTATATGACACCGGGAGCACAAGCGATTTTGAGAAACTTAATGGAAACATTCTCTAAGCATTGTAGGTTTATATTAACCTGCAATTACATTGAGAAAATCATTGACCCTATCCAAAGTAGATGTCAGTCTTTCGCAATAACACCTCCGACTAAAAAGGATGTAGCAGTTCAGGTAGCAAAGATATTAGATGCAGAAAAGATTAAGTATGAACCAAAGAATATGGCTGATGTGATTAATTCATACTACCCAGATATTAGAAGGATACTTAATACTTGTCAATTACAATCTGCAAAAGGAGAATTAAAAGTAGACCATAGAGTAATGGTTGAAGCAAACTTTGCAACTAAGCTTATTGAATTGTTAAAGGAATCCGATGACAAACGAAATATGTTTATGAAAATTAGACAGGCAGTAGCAGACAACAAATTAAACGACTATTCGGAAATGTATACAATGCTATACGATAAAGTGGATGAATACGCAACAGGAAATGTAGCAAATGTGATTTTAACTATTGCAGATGGTCTTTCAAAAGATGCATTAGTAGTAGATAAAGAAATCGTATTTATGTCTACAATTATACAAATATTAAACATAATAAAATAATGGAACAACAACAACAATTACCACCGAATTTTAATTTAAATGATGCAAGAGATATGGATTGTGAATGTGGTGGAAAGATATTCTTACCAGCATATAGATTCAAAAAAATTAGTAGATTATTAACAGGTGCACCAAAAGATTCGGTTATGCCTATTGAATTGTATGTATGTGCATCATGTGGAAAAGCATTGAATGAATTATTACCACAAGAATTGCAAGAAACAAAAATCATAGAATAATGGCACAAAAGTTATTTGACCATATTAACGCAATAACTACCATTCAAGACCCAAAGTATTTTGATAAACTTGGTGATGAGGATTTGAAAACTTGGAGTAATTTTATGATTAATAGATTTTTATCAATGAAACCTGAATGGGTTGAGTTGATTGCATCTTTATTACCTTTAACACAAACTTTACAACCAAAGGAAATGTATAAGTTGTATATTAGTGTTATTCCAAAGGGTAAATACTTTTTGAAATATATTAAAGGAAAATCCGAAGATAAATACGAACAATTCATAGTAGACCTTTTAAAGAAAGAATACGATTGTTCGGAAAACCAAGCAATAGAATATTTAGAAGTTCTTTATTCAACAAGAGAAGGTAGAGAATATATGAAATATGTCTCTGAAAAATATGGTATTGATAAAAAGCAAATAACTAAATTGAAACTTAAAATATAATGTTAGATAAAAAATATTTAATAACAAATGGGTGTTCATTCACAGAAGGTCATTTGTTAGGAAATGATGGATCGTGGGCAAAATTTTTAGGTGAAAAATTAGATTTAGAACTTATAAATTTGGGAAAAGGCGGAAGTGGAAATGATTCTATAAATTGGAGAACTATTGAGTTTTCTGAAACTAATAAAGAAATTGCAAAAAATTCAATATATGTAATTCAATTAAGTGAATGTTTAAGATATCATATATATTTTGATAATGGTATAGACAAACCACAGGAATGGCAAGTCACCCCCATATGTTTTTTAAAAGGCATGGAGTGGAATAAAGGTGGAAATGGTGTTCAAAGTTGGATTTATAAAAACAAAGAAGAATTGATTTATATTTACGGTAATATAACATTTGCATTATATAAAACTTTACAAAACATAATATCTCTTACATCTTATTTTGAATCAAATGGATATCCATATATTATATTTGATGGAATAAATGACCACAATCCAATCAAAGTTAATAATTCATATTATTTAAAAGAATCTTGGAATGATAGTTTAAACGAGCAATTTAAAATATTAACATCATTAGATATACAATTTCCAAATGATTATAGGAAATCTTTAGTACATAGAGATTATGGTTATTTTATAAACGAAGATATGATACAAAATATATTTTCAAATAAAAAAATATTCAAAGAAATTTCAACAATGATGAAATTTGTTATGGAAATCGGAGAAAAAAATTACAATGATAGTGAATACTATTTTAAAGAAAATAATGGCCATCCAAATCAGGAATCGGCATCTATGTGGGCAGATATAATTAAAGATTATATTGAGAAAATATATAAATAAAACTTAAGATATAATTTGGTAAATCCAATTATTTGTCTTATATTAGACTTATTATGGCAAGAGTATCATTTTCACAATATAGTATGTGGCATAACTGTCCACAACAATACAAATTAGCATACATAGATAAATTAGGTGAATCATCGTCTAATATTCATTCAATCTTTGGAACTGCAATGCATGAAACACTTCAAAATTATTTGGAGAAATGTTTAAGAATATCAAAGTCACAAGCTGACAAGATGATTGATTTACGAGAGTATTTAAAAGAAAGAATGAGAGATGCATATCTTAAAGAAACTGATGGAGAAATAGGGAATACTACAATATGCACCAAAGAAGAAATGGTAGAGTTTTTAGAAGATGGAAATGTCTTATTAGATTGGTTCCAAAAACCCAAAAACTTTAACAAATTCTTTTCGTTAAAACACGATGAGTTGGTAGCAATTGAACAACCTATAAACACAAAGATTTCAGAGAATGTAAACTTTATGGGTTTCATAGATTTGATTATCAGAGACACCTTTAATGGTAGATATAGAATCATTGACTTTAAGACTTCTACAAGAGGTTGGAGTAAGTATCAAAAATCAGACCCTGTTAAAAGTGCACAAATCTTATTATACAAAAAGTTCTATGCAGAATTACTAAGTATTTCCGAAGATGTGATTGATGTTGAATTTATCATTTTGAAAAGAAAAGTGGAAGTAAGAGAGGATATCCCAACACATAGAATTAGTAGACATGTACCTGCAAATGGTAAGGTATCGGTGAATAAAGCATGGAAAGGTTTTACGGACTTTGTAGAGAGTGTATTTGACAAAGATGGTAATTATAAAACCGAAATAGAGTACCCAAAGAACGCAACCAAACTATGTGAATGGTGTGAGTTTTTTCATAGAGGATTGTGTGATAGAGGATTAAAAAATTTAAATTAAACAATATATATTTTAAAAGTTATGGCAAAAAAGAAAATTCTGTTATTGGCGGATGATTTACGAATGGCAAGTGGTATTGCAAATGTTTCTAAGCAATTAGTTTTAGGAACTGTTGACAAATATGATTGGGTACAATTAGGTGCAGCAATCAAACATCCAGAAGCAGGTAAGGTATTTGATTTAAACGATAGTGTTAGAGAACAAACAGGCGTAAAAGATGCAAGTGTTAAAATATATCCATTTGATGGTTATGGTAATGCAGATGTAATCAGACAATTGTTAATGGTTGAAAAACCTGATGCAATCTTACACTTTACCGACCCGAGATATTGGTTATGGTTATATGATATTGAACATGAAATTAGACAAACTTGTCCCTTATTCTTTTATCACATTTGGGACGATTTACCAGACCCAAAATACAATAGAGATTACTACGAAAGTTGTGATTGGATTGGATGTATTTCAAAACAAACTTATGGTATTACCCGTAGAGTTTGGGGTTGGGATAAAGAAAAACATTGGACTAAGCCTGCAGATTGGCAAGTAAGTTATGTACCACATGGTATCAATACGGATTTATACAAACCAGTAGAAGTTCCAAAAGATTTTAAAGAAAGTATATTTGGAGACAAAGAATATGATTTTGTATTATATTGGAATAATAGAAACATTAGAAGAAAACAACCAATTGATGTTATATTAGCATTCGATAAATTTGTAGAAGCACTTGCTCCTGAACAAAGAAGTAAAGTATGTTTATTAATGCACACTGCTCCTGTTGAAGAACATGGAACGGATTTACCAAGAACAATTGCAGAATGTTGTTCACCTGAAACAAATGTGGTATTTGCACCAAATAGATATTCCGAAGAACAATTGAACTATCTTTATAATATAGGTGATGTGACAATCAATGTAGCATCAAACGAAGGATTTGGATTAGCAACGGCAGAGTCAGTAATGGCAGGAACACCAATTATAGTAACGGTTACAGGTGGTTTACAAGACCAATGTGGATTTAGAGATAAAGGTACGGGTAAATTAATAACTGCAGAAGATTATGTAGAAATTGGTTCATTACACGATAGACATAAAAAAGCAGGTGTAGTTTGGGGAGATTGGGTTAAACCAATTTGGCCAGTTAGGTCAACAACAGGTTCAGTACCTACTCCATATATTTTTGATGATAGAGTTGATTTTGAAGATATTACTCCATTGATTATGGATTGGTATAAAATGCCAAAAGAAGATAGAGACAAAGCTGCATTAAAAGGTAGAAAACATTTTATGGGTGAAGGTTTATTAAGTAGAGAAGCAATGTGTAAAGAATTAGTTGATGGTATGGAAGGTGCATTTGAAAATTGGAAACCAAAACAAAAATTTAAATTAATAGAGTTATAGTATGAAACCAACATTAGTATTTCAGGCACCAATAGCAACAAGAAGTGGGTATGGTGACCACGCGAGAGATTTATTACATTCTCTTTATAAATTAGATAAGTTTGAAATTAAAGTAATTAGTACACGCTGGGGTAATACTCCGATGGATTCACTTAATTATGACAATCCATTTCATAAGTGGATAGTTGATAGTATTATTCCAAAAGTAGAACAAAAGCCAGACATTTATATTCAGGTTACTGTACCAAATGAATTTCAAGCAGTAGGACATTATAACATTGGAATTACCGCAGCAATTGAAACAACACATTCACCATTAGATTGGGTACATGGTTGCAATAGAATGGATTTAATTATAGTACCATCTGAACATTCAAAAAAGAGTTTAGTAGATAGTGTTTATAATGAGGCCGACAACAATACAAAACAATTAATAGCACAGCACAGGATTCAAAAACCAGTTGAGATTCTTTTTGAAGGATTTGATGAAATGGATTTTGGAACCGATGATGTGGTGAATGTAACTGAATTAGATGCAATCAAAGAAGATTTTGCATTCTTATTTGTAGGACATTGGTTAAGAGGTGATTTGGGTGAAGATAGAAAGAATGTTGGAATGATGATTAAGTCATTTGCAATGGCATTCAAAAACGAAAAGGTTAAACCAGCATTAGTTCTTAAAACCAGTTCAGCAGGATTTAGTGTAATAGATAGAGAAACTACAATTAAAAAAATTAGAGAGGTATTAGGAAAAGACTATAAATCAGTTCCAATTTATCTTTTACATGGTGACTTAACCCCATCAGAAATGAATGGGTTGTATGAACACAAAAAAGTAAAAGCAATGTTAAATTTTACAAAGGGTGAAGGATTTGGCAGACCTCTTTTAGAATTTAGTTTGACAGGTAAACCAATCTTAGTAAGTAATTGGAGTGGACATATCGATTTCTTAAAACAAGGTGCAGTATTATTAGAAGGTGAATTAAAACCTGTACATGAATCAGCAGCTGACCAATTCCTTTTAAAAGAATCACAATGGTTTAATGTAAATATTTCAAAAGCATTAGTTGCAATGAAGGATGTTTATAAAAATTATGACAAGTATAAAGTAGAGGCATCTAAATTAGGAAAACATAATAAACAAAATTTTAGTTTATCAAAAATGACTGAAGGATTTGATGTGATTTTAAATGGGTATGGTATTTATACTAAAATACAACCAAAGTTTCAACAATTACAATTACCAAAATTGAAAATGTTAAATAAATAATGTATAGTAAGGTTTACCAAAGATATGTAAAAAGTAAAAGTAAAATATCAGACCCATCTAGAAGTTTAGAAAGGGGTGGATTTTACCAATTAATAGAATATGATTATGTTGATGATGATGATTCTAAAACATGGTCTGCATCTATGGCACCTATTATTTATGTTTTGTATGTTTCTGGTAAAAATGATGTAGTACATTGTATAAAATTATCTGATATAAATCCACTTACGGTTAAAAGACTTTTTGGAAAATTAGTAGACGAAGCCGATTCCGAAATAGACATGGGTAAAAATGCAAAATCTTTTTATGAAGGTAAATTAAAAAGTATGAAATTTTTCTCAAAGAATTTTTATAGAACTTATAAACTATCCGGAATTAGAAGAATTATTGAATTGGATATGGATACTACAAAATTAGTTCCGTTATCAAAAATGAAAGAAGTAAGGAAAGGATATAGGACTTATAGTAAAGCGGGCAAACAAACAAACACAGACACAAATCCAAACGATTAACAATAAATAAACAATAAATAGTTATGACATCAAAAGAATTTGTCCTTTGGTTAAAAGGATTTACAGACGGAGTACATGAATTTGCAATTACTCCAAAACAATGGGACAACTTAAAAGAAAAGTTGACAGAAGTTAACGATGGAACTCCAATCGGTATAGGTGGATGGGGAACACCAAATACATTTATTACACCACCACCAACAGACCCATACAATCCATTTAAGATAACTTGTGGTAGTGGTTCATCTGGAACAACAATAACAACAACACCGGGTGTTGGTTCAATTACAATTGCTAATCCATCATTTGGATTTGGAAGTACATCAACTGCATATGGATATCCGAGTGGTTCTGCATGGAGTTATACAACATCAAACGAAAAAGTATTTTAATGAAATTAAGTTACGCAATTACTGCCTGTAATGAGGTAGAAGAAACCATTAGATTGGTAAATCAGTTATTAAACTACAAAGAAGAAAATTCAGAAATAGTAGTTCTATTGGATACACCAAAAGCTCCTATTGAATTAGTAGAATATTTGGAACTCCAAGCAAACGCAGACCACATTACACTTATCGAATCGGAATTTGATAATGATTTTGCACAATGGAAAAATTTATTAAACTCACAATGTAAAGGTGAGTGGATATTTCAGTTAGATGCGGATGAGTATTTAACACCGGACTTAATTGTTAATATGGAAGCATTATTAGATAGTAATACGGACAAGGATATGATTGTTGTTCCAAGAATTAATACAGTTGAAGGATTGACCGAAACACATATTCAAAAATGGGGTTGGAATGTAAATGAAAAAGGTTGGGTAAACTTTCCAGATGTTCAAACTCGTATTTATAAAAACTCTGACAAAATTGGATGGAGTGGTAAAGTACATGAGAGAATAGTGGGATTTGAATCATACACAAATTTCCCAGCAGATGAAATATATTGCATCAGGCACCCTAAGACGATAGACAGACAAGAAAGACAAAATAATTATTACGATACTTTATGAAAATAACATTCATATATAATCACACTCCAAACGAAATATGGTCAACACCTTTATCTTTACTTAATGAATTTAAAGAAAGAGGTTGGGAAACTGAAATAGTACCTATTACAGCAACCGATGATTCCGCATTACAATTGTGGATTCAACAAGATATTCCAACGGATATTGTATTGTTTATGGATTGGGGTAGGATTGATTCAAAGTGGTTGGATAAAAATTTAAAACCAAATTCATTTTGGATACAAGAAAGTGGAGATGACCCACAAAACTTTGAAAGAAATTATCCCAAAGCAAATCGTTTTCATTATACAATTACTCCGGATAGAGTATCGGCATACGAATATAGAAGTAGAGGTATTGATTGTGATTGGGTTCCACATTGGGCAGATACAATGGTCCAGTTTCCAATGAATTTAGAACCTGAATATGTGGGTGTAACAAGTAGAGGTAGAGGTGGTTCTGAATTTTTAGATTATCTTACACATTGGGCAGAAGGTGCAATTGGAAATCAAAATGGTATGGATGCAAAACAACATACTGAATTTTTAAATAAAGGTTTGATGGTTATTCAAAATAGTAGATGGGGTGAAATCACTCGTAGAATTTTTGAAGGTATGGCTTGTGGTAAAATGGTATTAACGGATAGGTTGGATATCAGTAGAGGTTTGGAAGAATTATTTATAGATGGTGAGGATATTGTTTTATATAATGATATGTTTGATTGTATAGAAAAGATGAACTACTACAATGAAAACGAAGAGGAAAGAGAAAGAATTGCATATAACGGAATGGCAAAAGTTATTGCAAATCATACACAAATACAAAGAGTAGATAAATTAATAGAAAAATATGACAAGAACAGACATCATTAATAATTTTATTCAAAAGTTTGGATATAAGAGTTATTTAGAAATTGGTACACAAAATCCAAATGGCAATTTTAATCAAATAGACATAAAAAATAAGTATTCGGTTGAACCATTCCCACC